TGCAGCGCCTCGAGCGCGGCGAACAGATGGTTACGTAGATCGGGCAACTTGTTTTTCATCTCGTATTCTCCGGTTGATTTTGCGGTTGAGCGCGCCGCGCAGCTGGATCACTTCGCACAGCGCGCGGGGGTAGCGGTTCCACATGACGTTAAGCCGGGCGAGATCCGCGCGGCTGACCAAGCAGAGGTTGTTCAGCGCCACGTTACCATGGTCGTTATCGATGAATTTGAGGGCGTAGCCTGGCGGAACCGGCCCGTGCGCCGCCTCCCACAGCAGCACGTGCACGTAGCGCCAGTTGAAGCGCGAAGGCCTCGAGCGATCGTCCGAGACCTTGCGCTTCAGATAGCCGTCGTCGTCGAGCACCTCGGTGCCGACCGGCTTCCAGGTTTGCGGTTTCCGTCCTTTTTTGAATTGCGTGGCGCGCATGTTGCCGGCATGCCAGCCCGGGCGGCGCAGGCCCTTGTTCGCCGGGACATGGCCGGGCGGGAAGCGGTAGGCGGCGCCGACGTTGTCCCCGCGGCGCAGGCGGCAGGCGTCCGGGCTGGCGAGGTAGCGCGCGCTTTTCTTGAGGCCGAGTTCTTTCGCTTTGGCGTAGACATGGCTTGTCGAGCGATCCCAGCGCAGGGCGAGCGTCGAGGTCTTGGTGTCGGCGTATTCGCGCACGAGCAGTTCCACCTCGGCGGCGGACCAACAGCGGCGTTTGTGGCGGTGGCGGATCATGTTGATTTATTGCCGATAAGTTTTCGTCAGCGTCCGATTCACCGAATACCCGCGCCGGCGGAGGATCTGTGCCAAACGGATGCGGTCGGCGCGGCTGTGTGTGGCCTGGCGCAGCAGACCGAAATAACTGTTGGCGGATTCGAACAGGCAATCGGATGGCATACGATCGAGCCGATGCAAGGCATCGTTCAACGTGCGGCGGCGAAGGATACGACGCCAGGGCTTGATGACCTGGCCAACGAAGTCAATGCCGCGCCTAACCGGCTGCAGGATGGTCTTGGTTTGGTTCAGTTGAACGGCCAGAGTCTCGGGCAGGAAAGCCTCGATCTCCGCGCGGGCCGCGTTCAGCCATTGTGGCGATTCATGGAGCAACACGAAGTCATCGACATAACGGATGTAATGCTTGGCGCTCAAGCGGTGCTTAACGAATTGGTCTAGCGCGTCGAGGTAGACGTTGGCGAAGAACTGCGAGGACAAATTCCCGATCGGTAGGCCCCGGTGCGATGGTTGATTGAACAGGCTCTTGTACGGCGGAATGAGCGCCATGCGTTGGGGTGGGCTATGCCGCACCACGCCCGGGCGCGGATCGTGAAATAGAACCGTTTCGGCGAGTTTGAGCCACCACGGATTGGTGATACGAGTGGCCAGCAGGCGATGCAGGATGCGCTTGTCGATGCTGACGAAAAAGTTGGCGAGGTCAAGTTTCAGATACCAGGCCGCTCGCGACCAGTTTTTCGTGATGGAGCGGACCTTCGCTTCGAGACGTCGGGCGGCGTAGAGCGTGCCACGGCCCGGAATACAGGCGCAGGAATCGGCAATGAACGAGGCATGGAACCGGGGTGCGATGCGGTTGTAGAGCATGTGGTGCACGATGCGATCACGGAAGTCGGCGGCCCATACCTCGCGCGGCTTGGGGCGGGTGATGACAAAGCAGACAGATGGTCCCGGTCGGTAGGAGCCATCCTGCAACTCGTCGTAGAGCCATGCCAGGTTGTGTTCCAGGTCCTGCTCGAAGGCGAGCGCCGAGGGTTTGTTGCGCTTGTTCTGCCGGCAATCGAAATACGCGGCGACCAGGTCCTCGAAAGAAAAATCAGCATGGCGGGCCTCGGCACCGGAGTGATCTGCGGACGGCCCGCGCACGGTAGTCATTCGACTTGTGGTTGTTGTTCTGGTTGCCGTTGCCGAAGTTCTGCATCCAGGCATAGTCGGGGTTCGCGGCGTGCTGCGTTGGTTCGCGCTTTCCACGTCGCCCCGCCGAAGGCCACCGATGTTCCGGTCGCCGATCAGCGGGGAAACTGCACCGGAATGTTCCCGCGTGTGCCTATCGGTGGCCTCGGTGGCCAGCGGCGCGACCAGATCAAAAGTCGCACGGTCCGGACCGCCGTGACGGTCAGGCGGCAGGCGACGGTGCATAAGATTTTCTCCATCCGTTGGCCTGTTTGCCGACGCTGGTGGTGAGCCCGATGGCCTTGGCGTATTGCCCCTTGGAAATGAAGCGCTTGTCCTGGCAGAGCCGGAACAGCAGGTTCGTTTCCTCGAGGCGTTCGAGCAAGGTGTCGAGATGTGGCACCCTGTTCTTCACGCTGTTGGCCTTGGCGATCAGCAGCACCAGCTCGATACAAAGCGCGCTGACGCGTCCGCCGAGCGCGGCCTTTATCGGACGTGGCATGTTCTGCACTAGGTCCGTGGCCAGGCTCAGCAGGTCGTAAGCGACCTTGTAAATTGGCAGTTCGGTATGAAGGGTCATGCTGAAAAAATCGAAATAATTAAATTACTGAATAATCAATCTGCGGACGGCCCGCGCACGGTAGGCATTCGACTTGAGGTTGTTGTTTTGGGTGCCGTAGCGGAAGTGCTGCATCCAGGCATAGTCGGGGTACGCGGCGAGCTGCTCACAAGACCAGTACCATTCCTTCTCGAATAGCTCCGGGACGTTGGCAAACTGCAGGGCCTGCTCGGCACGGAACGGCAAGCTGAAATCCTTGTGGCCGTCGATCTCCAGCGCTGCTGCGGCGGATTTGGCTTTCTCCCAGGTGGTCTGGTCGATCTCCGAACCGGTGATGACCAGATAATCCGGTTGGCCGTCGCGTCCACGGACGAGGCCGGTGAAGATGCCGCCTTGACCGGTCCAGATCGAACCGAGCGGCGGCACATTGATGCTATGCAGATCCACGCGGGGAATGACCGATATGCCATTGCCGGTGAAGTGCTGCAGGACGATGCTGGCAATCTGGTTGTCATCCACCTGAACCGCAATACCTTTGATATTGAGTTGCATTTTTCCCTCCAGAAAAAACGAAAAAATAATTAAATAACTGAATGATTAAATTTTAATTCTGCGGACGGCCCGCGCACGGTAGTCATACGACTTGTGGCTGCTGCCCTGGCTGCCGTTGCCGAAGCCCTGCAGCCAGGCAAAGCCGGGGTCCGCGGCGTGCTGCGTAGAGGTCCAATGCCATATTTGGTTGAATGCATGCGTGCCACCATTTTTAAATGCCTTCGCCTTCGTTTGCTTTGGAACATCGGGTGTGTACGGCCGGGTGGGTGGGACCGCGCTCAAGTTGATGCCGGAACGCGCCCAGCAGTAATTTTTATCGGTGCTTGGTTTGAGGTGGCGGTAGCACAGCTCCAGCTCGTCCTGGCTTGGCAGATACCAATCACTGAAGCCGCCGATCTTGAGTCTGCGTGCCCACTGCGCGAGCTGGCTGCCGGCCTTGGACATCGCGGTGGTGTTGGTGAGGCCGTCGTTGTAACTCAGTGCGCCGTTCACGAATTTTGTGTCAGCATTCCATCGCGTGTCGGCGTGCTCGCCCTCAGCTTTCGGCGCGACGATGATGGCATACTCGATGTCCCCGACATTGAGGCGGCCGGCGTAGAAGCCACCTTGGAACGGCGCACCGAGGACGGACGGAATCTCAATTTTCGAATTCGATCTTTTTTTCGCTGGTGTGATTTTCATGCGTGTCTCCTGTCAACTGTATTGAGGATGGGTGCCGAGGTAACGCGGCCAGGCGATACGCGGATCCTGGAGGTCGCGGGCGATCTTGTCGGCGAGCGTAATGAGCTTCGGCGGGTCGCCGGGGTCGGCTTCGTCCACCTGGTAGTGCCCGGGGATTTCCTGGCAGCATTCGGGGCGCTCGCCGGTGCGCTTGGTCTGCCAATCGAGCGCCTCGATCATGTTGTCGGCCGCGATGTAGTCGCCGTCGCACAAGAAGATTTTCATTCGTCGAGGTCCTCCCGCACGCGCTCGTCGCTGGCCCAGTCATTCAGGTATTCGCGCCAATAGATTTTGGTGGTGGTGTGGGGCAGGAAGCCCCACGACTGGCGCTTGGGGCCGCTGATGAACATGGTCCAGGCGGATGCGCCGGGCGGGATTTCGAGGCGGTGCCAGGATTTCGCGCGGCGGAAGATCACCGATCCCGGGCCGTACCAGCGGCGTGACTCGCCAAGGTAAAAGCCGGAGCGGTCGTAGCGCG